CTTAACACCATCTACAGGTAGTGGAACTTTTACAAACTACACATTGGTAGTTAGTGGAAGTGATGTCACAACCTATACAAAAACAATTTCGTTTAGTACAGGTAGTGCAAATTATATCGGAGATGTCCTTAGTACAGATCCTCAGATAGCAGATGATGGAGCAGGAACGACAGTTCCAGTCTATCTTTACAAAAACTTTAAGGGGATTCAACATTCCACAGGTTCAGGTGCTTGGCAAAGTGCAGTTACCTCATCAACGGGTACACTTGATTTAAATTCAGGCGTAACTACATTTGATGCTGATGGAAATGCTGACACATGGACTGGTAACAAAGATTACAATGTTGCTAGAACACCTTACATCCAATCACAATTAGTGGCTGGAGCAAGATATAACTTATTCAGAGTTTATACACGTTCACATGGAACAAATATGAACAAAGCATATAAGACTAATATCTTAAATATTAAAGCAGCATCTTCGGTAGCAGGTAGTGATTATGGAACATTCTCATTACAGGTTCGACATCATGCACCAAATAAAACAAAAGATAATCAAATAGTAGAACAGTATGATAATTTGACATTCGATCCAGATGCACCAAACTATTTCGCTAAAATGATTGGTGATAGGTTCGTTGAAATTGATTCAAATGGTAAGTTGACATACAAGGGTGATTATCCAAACTTGAGTAAACATATTCGTGTTGGTGATTACAAAAACTTAGAAACTATGCCAACTACAGTTGTTCCTATGGGACACAGCGCAGTATATATTCCTGTAGCTAGTGCACCAAGTGCATCTTTTGTTCACACACAACAGAATACTAACGGTGATTTCGATTCAAATATATTTTATGGTTTTGATTTCGATATGGATAAACGTCCTGATAATGGTGAATACTTATCACCTATTTACAAGACAGGCGCTACCACAGGTAATCCCTCTATGTCTCTTGAGAATATGTTAGGACACGCTGACGCAAGTACGTTGTCAACTACATTCTCAGACGCTACAGAGAAGATTACATTATCACTTTCAGCTATTGGTCAGAGAAAGTTTACAGTTCCTTTCCAATGGGGATTTGATGGTGATAATCCTGGTAATCCAAAACTCACAGGTAATGATATAAGTGCAACAAACACTATGGGATTTGACTTGTCAAGTGCTACAGCAAGTGGTTCGATAGCTTACAAAAGAGCAATTAATGCTGTAAGTAATCCTGACGAATTTGACATTAACTTGTTGGCAACACCTGGTGTGATACATAGATTACATCCAAAGGTAACAAATCATGCAATATTAAAAGTTGAAGCTAGAGCTGACGCTTTTTATGTGATGGATGCAGCTGCATACGGAGATACTATCGCTACGGTAACAAATACTGTAAGTGCTTTAGATACAAACTATGCAGGAACATATTACCCCTGGGTTAAGATAGTTGATGGAGATACAAACAGACCAGTTTGGGTCCCACCATCAGTCGTATTACCTGGAGTAATCGCATTTACTGATAAAGTCGCACACGAATGGTTTGCACCAGCTGGTTTAAATCGTGGTGGTTTGACTACGGTGTTAGAAGCTAAAACAAGATTAACACACGCTGAAAGAGACGATCTCTATGAAGAAAGAGTTAATCCAATTGCTTCATTCCCTGGTCAAGGTGTAGTAGTATTCGGACAGAAGACACTACAATCCAAACCATCAGCATTAGATAGAATCAATGTTCGTAGATTGTTGATTGCATTGAAGAAATTCATCGCATCATCCTCAAGATACTTGGTATTCGAACAGAATACAGTAGCTACACGAAACAGATTCTTGAATATTGTTAATCCTTACCTTGAAAGTGTACAATCCAATAGTGGTTTAAGTGCTTTCAGAGTAGTAATGGATGAAACTAACAATACTCCTGATGTTGTAGATAGAAACAGATTGGTAGGACAAATCTTTATTCAACCTACGAGAACTGCTGAGTTCATCGTGTTGGATTTTGTTGTTCAACCTACAGGCGCATCGTTCCCTGAGTAGTTTATCTTATAACATACGCTGACGTATATAGAAAACCCCGACTTCGGTTGGGGTTTTTCTTTTTCTATAAAACTACTATAAAACTAAGAAGAACTATGTATTATTGATATTACTTATTTTTTAACTTTATGATATTTATATTAGAAGAAGATATAAAATGCTTTTAATGGAGACAAATAATGCCTGACATTTTAGATACGAATGAAATATTTTTTACCCCGTTTGAACCGAAAACAAAGAATCGGTTTATTATGTACATCGAGGGTATTCCATCATATTTAGTCAAAGCAGCTGCAAGACCACAGATACAGTTTGAAGAGATGGTTTTAGACCACATCAACGTCAAGAGACACCTCAAAGGAAAAGGAACTTGGCAGCCAGTTGATATAACACTATACGATCCTATCGTTCCAAGTGGTGCTCAAGCAGTTATGGAATGGGTTCGTTTAGGACATGAATCTGTAACAGGTAGAGACGGATATGCAGATTTTTATAAGAAAGATGTTACATTCAATATGCTAGGTCCAGTTGGTGATATAGTAGAGGAATGGACATTAAAAGGTGCTTACATAGCAACCGCAAATTTTGGTGAGATGGCTTTTGAATCAAATGAGCCAGCAGACATCACCCTAACATTACAGTATGATTACGCAATCTTACAATTCTAATAAATAGGAGTATAAAATGACTGAATTTATAGCAGCAAATTGGGAATATGTTTTGGTAGTTATTTACGCTTTAGAAAAAATCGTAAAATTAACACCAACAAAATATGACGATATCTTATTTGATATGTTACTTAAACCAATTAAAGAGAAATTCGCACCGTCAAAAAAATAAATTGTAATTTCAAAAATTACTAATATAGTTATTAATAAACAGGTTTTAAATCTTAATGATAATAATCAGAGGACACTCATATGGCAGAATATAAGTTCCCAACGGAAGTCGTTGATCTTCCGTCTAAGGGAAAGTTGTATCCAAAAGACAACCCTTTATCAAAGGGTGAAGTTGAACTAAAATACATGACAGCAAAAGAAGAAGATATTCTTACTTCTATAAATCTAATACGAAAAGGTATTGTGTTAGATAAAGTTCTTGAATCACTTATAGTAGATAAAAAAATCAAAGTTGGCGATTTAATTATTGGTGATAAGAATGGTTTAATTATTGCTGCAAGAATACTTGGGTATGGTAAAAAATACGATGTAACAGCCGCATGTGAAGAGTGTGGAGAAACAAGTCCTTTAGAGGTAGATTGTACTCAATTGAAAGATAAAGAACTTTCAGCTGATATAAAAGAAAATAAATTTTCTATGACACTTCCAAAAACCAAAGTAACTTTAGAGTTTAAACTTCTTTCAAGTGATGAAGAAAGATTAGTAGATAAAGATGTAGAAGCTATGAAAAAAATTCAACCAGATATTGATTACACAAACTCTTTCAGATTTAAAAGAATGTTTACTTCAATAGATGGAGAAAATACAAAATCAGTTATTAATGATTTTGTTGATAATAAATTTTTAGCACAAGATTCTCTTGAGTTCAGAAAATATATTAACACTATTACACCAGATGTGGATATGAGTTATCCATTTGAATGTCCTAAATGTTCACACACCCAGGAGGTGGTGGTCCCGTTGGGGACAGGGTTTTTTTGGCCTAACGCATCATAACAAACTTCAAGTTCACGAAGAAATATTCACATTATTAAATTACGGTAGAGGTGGTTACACTTTTGACGAAGTGTATGCTATGCCTGTACATCTCAGAAAATACTATCTCAAAAGATTAGCTAAAGAGTATACAGATATCGCTAAAGAGAGAAAGAAGTTATATGAACAAGAGAGAGCTAAACGATAGTAAAAATCTACATTTCTGATATTTATTTATAACTAAATCCAAACAATTTCAACGGAGTAATAATATGCCTAAATATGTTATAAAAGAGGGTGTCTTAGATAAATTA